AAATGTCTTCTGGAAGTTGGTACAACCGCTTCATCCGGTTGTAAAATGCTTTCTGTTCTTTCTCCATTCCTTTCGTATCGATTACGCGATACGTTATAATCTTGCTTATCATACAGTCCTCAGAAAGAGCAGAAAAAAGAGCAGAGAACTTCCACCAGTGAAGTTCCTGCTCTGCTAAATCAATATGATATTGTTCAAAGAAAGCTGCATAAATATAATCTGCATCATAGTTATAATCATAAATCTTTTTTCGGCTTCCCGACTTTTTCGACTTCTTTTTATCAATGTTTTCTTTTCCACATTCATAGAACCACAGCATCGCATTGATTGCTCCGTTGATGTCATTCGGAATCTCTGGATAGTAAAGTTCTAAGCCATCTTTATACTTTGCAAGTAGTTCGGCTGTCTCTCTGTCCATTTCCTTATCCAACAAACAAAGCTCGTTTGCAAATTCTTTCTGTTTCTCTGTAAGTTCTTTTTTCTGCATCAATATTTCAAATTGAATCGAAGTTCGGAAATCAGAGTTTATCTTATATAATTTTCCATCTACCTCAACTTGCTCTGGCGGCTTGTCCATTAAGATATTCATAATTATGCAAAGAGACCTTTACTTGCGGCTTCTCCATATTCTTTAACCTGTGCGTTGTTTAAACGTGTCAGCTTCTGCGTTGCCGCTACACGTTCTCCCAGGTCATATCCTTTAAACATCTTCTCGGCGGCTCCTTCTCCTAATATAGTATCAAGAAAAGCATCAATAATTTTGCATTCTGCAATAATATCATCCGCACTAAGAAGATTCCCTACTCCTACAACATCTTTTTCATAGTCTTCAAGTGCTTTTGCTGTTTTTGTTGCTTCGGGAATAAATTTTCTTGTTGTCTCTGCTTCCAATGCCGAGAAATAAAACTTCTCTCCATTCCACTGAAATGTCTTATTCATGCTGCCTTCTCCTTTCCTATGCTTTTGGTGTGAAAGTCTTTGTTTCCGTATTAAATGTACCTTCTACTGGGTCACCTTTATCGTGAAGTGTACCTTCTACCTGCAGTTCTCCGTCATTATCTGCAAAAGAGGAAATTTCCACTGCAGTATTAAAACACCTTGCCTCAAAAGTATTTTCTTTTGATTCTACTGGTTTATCTAAATCAACACGCACTAAAGAACGTTCCGCATCTCTTCCCGTCTTTCTTAACTTTCCAATAGATACAAAATCCTCAATTACCTTTTCTGAAAGAATCTGGTCCGCTGTAAACGGATGCGTTCCTTCATAAGATGTAATAGAGGAAGTAGAGGATTTATCATTGATATACTTCTTTGAAGAAGTCTGTGCCCCCGGCTCTTCATCTAATTTTTCAAAACCTGTGCCGGCTAACTCATAAGTTTCTCCAACTTCGATATATGCCGCTTCCTGGTATCTCTGTTTTACTTCTTTACTTGTATTCGCCATTATCTTCTAGCCTCCTGTTTATAAATAATCCTGCACTGTATCTGATACTTTGCCTTGTCAAGTTCTGTATCAAACACATAGCCACATGTGATTGCTTCAATTTTTTTAATTGTCTTGCCGGCATCCAATTCCGGAAAATCTCCTGCCTTAGATACCTCTTCTAACCAGTCTGAAAAATGTTCATAGAATCCGATATTATCAAGATTCTGACGCACTTCTTCTGTGTACAGCTCCCGACTGGAAAAATTAAAAAGACACTGCCGCGTTGTATTCCCGGCAATGTCTCTCTTGGTAACCTGCTGTCCTGGAACAGAATCAATCGAATAGCTCGTGCTATCCTTTCCAAGTCTGTCTACGGAAAGGCTCTTATAATATTCATCAAGATACGGGCATTTCTTTACAATCTCCCGCACCGCTTCTATTACCATCATTTTGCTTTTCCTCCAATATAATCAGCCACGCTCTGGGTAATCTCCTGCCCTCTGTCTGCCCACATTCGCTTATCCCACTCTCTTCCTCTTAAGCCATCGCCTTTATGCTCATAATACTGTCTACGAGCGTAAGGAGTAACATATTCAATAGAATTTTCATGTTCTACGGCTGTATTTTTAAGCGGACCATTAAGGAACGGAACATAAGGGTCTGTCTTGCACCTTACCTCGCTTACCATATACCTCTGTGCCTGCCCGCCTTTTCCAAGCTTTCTTTTTGCCAATATTGCACTAGCAGGGTCTAACCGAACCTTTACCCTCATTCTGCTGTCACCTTCCAATGCTGCATCGTAGGGCTTCCGTTATCGTTAGTTTCTATAACAGCAATTACCCTTACACTGTCATACTTATCTTTAAGGTGTTCCACATCTTTCTGCTTTGTAAGTTCGTCTGTGACAACCCCTTTAACAATAATATCCTCTGGAGCAAGTGTGAAGAATTTATCCTTTTCCTGCTCTGAATTAAAATTAACCGGAGAACAATATTTTTTCTCTGTATCAATCAGAAACGGAATATACGCCTCTGCTACATCGGCACTTACTACTCCAGTATCAGATGGCAGGACCTTTGTTGCATCCTGCCAGTTCACTCCTTTAAGTACTGTCCGGTAATATTTATTGCTTCCTTCGTCTCTGTCATAGACTTTATTATAAATCGTCACAGAAGCGTTAGTGATCATTAGAAACACCCCCTATATAACAATCCGGTTGTGGCAAGGTAAGGATATGCTGCAGCATATTGTTTTTTACGAAGAACTTTTTCTTTAATCTGACCGTCTGCCTGCTCTGTTACATAAGAAACTGACAACTTTCCAACCGTTTCAGACTTCTTTTCCCCTTCCGTAGAGCTTTCAGCTTTATAAATAACTTCCGCAACTGCACAGGCTGCAGCTTTCACTTCCTCTGGAATATTGTTTTCATTTACTCTTGAAAAAGTAATCGCCTTAATATATGTGCTTGCCCTTGTGATCACACGCTGGAACTCTTCGTTCGGGATAATATTACCGCCGTACTCTGTCATGTAAAATGCAAGGTCCGCATATCTTACCATGAAGTCACCACCTATCCTCTCGAAATGATTCTTGCAATCGGGATTGCCTTATGTTTGATTGTCTTTTTTGTAGAACCAGCTTTACCATTGTTTACAAGTTCCCAGTTTGTTCCGTTCGCAAGTTCATCATCCGTAGGAGATTTTGCTGCCATAGATTTTCTTGTGAAGGAGATTCCATAAGGTGCAAATACTTTTCTCTGTCTCATGTAAAGGGTATCTTCGCCGCCGTGTTTCTTTGGGTCACGATACATCTCATATGGTACTTTTGCCCCAATATCCTCATAGTCAAAAGCTCCATCGCCAAGGACAAAAGTTGTGTATTTCGTGTATGCTGCAGCATAATCACTCTGCCCTTTTATTCCGCTTTCTGGAACATCTTCTGTTGGCATAGAATCATCAATCAGAACTAAGCGGCCATTCCAAGTTGCAAGGGTTAATTCTCTCTCAACTCCATTTGCATCTGTCTGTGTCATGTATTTTAACAGCTTCAGATTTTCAAGATTGGTTGCCACCGTACTATGCATGATAGCCATCGTGAATTTAGACTTATTGTCTCCGGCCGCTTTCTGAATCGCAGTATTTAATGTATCTGCCTGCACAACATTTTTGATATTACCATCCTTATCCGTTGCGGTTACTCCTGTAATATCTGTAGTATGTTCATCAACAAATGCCTTGTCCTCTTTTCCTGTCATTGCAAAGATTCCTGTTAAAATCTTTGTCAGGGTTAACTGGTCAAGGTCTGCTTTATAATCGCTTACCTGTGCCGCCACATTATCCATGAAGCTGACACCGCCTGTTACATCCTCGGAGAAGTCACGCTCTGTCCAACCTTTCATACGGCCAATAACGACAACCCCTCTTTCAAATGTCTCTGTTCCTTCGGATTCAAGGTCTGTTTCACCATCATAGTTCTGTGCAGTACCACCAATAAGTCCATGCATTGGAAGAACTGCATAAACGGTTCCTGTCTGAGAATTAAAGGTACGCTTGATATCCTGATTGCCTTTTAAAGCTTTTGATTTAATCAGTTCGTTTCTCTTTAAGTTCGGAATCCTCTCTGTATAGGCTCCAAAAGCCTGAGGGTTAAAACTTTTTGAATCAAATTTCTCTCCTGCCATTTTCTACTCCTTTTTTAAATCTCTGCTCCCGGATTCTGTGCCATATAGTCACACAATTCGGTATACGTCATTTCACTCGGTTTCTTTCCTCCGACATTGCCAGAACCGCCATTTGTCCCTTTTACAAACTCTGGTGCCGGCTCATCGCTTTCAAACAAATAATCATTATCTGTCTTAATCTGAGCAAGTTGCTCATCTAATCCAACGATTTTCCCATCATTATCATTGAATTTCAGTCCATCCATATCGAGAAGTGCCTT